CTAACTGGATCTAGTGGTGGTAGTTTCCTAAGAGGAGAGAATTTCAATAATGAGTGATTCTAGTTATGATAAAATTTCTGATGCATTAGATACAACATTTGAGTCAAAAGAAATAGTAAAGAAAGAAATAAAAGAAATATCTGTGTCAGAGGAAGATCGTTTTAAAAAAGACTTTTCTGATGTTCGAGCAAATATTCGTGAATTAATAGGTACAGGAAAGGAAGCTATTGATGGCATACTTAAAGTGGCTACTGAGGGAGACGCGCCTCGTGCTTATGAAGTCGTCTCCCAATTACTCAAGACGGTTTCGGAAATGAATCATGATCTTATTGATTTACACAAGAAAACCAAAGAAATTACCAAAGAAGAAGTTATACACAATACACAAAATTCAATCTATGTGGGATCAACTTCGGATTTGCAAGATCTGATAAATTCATCGCGAAGCAGAAAAAAAATTATACAAAATGAAAACATAATTGACCATGACGAACAAGCGTGACGGATACTTAGGAAACCCAAATCTAAAAGCAGCGGGTGTTGAATTAGACTATACTGAGGAGCAAGTCAAAGAATACATCAAATGCTCTCAGGATCCATCCTACTTCATTAAGAAGTACATCAAGGTAGTTTCTCTAGACGAGGGATTGGTACCGTTTGGATTATACGACTACCAAGAGGACATAGTTGAAACTGTTCATAACAATCGTTTTGTAATCGCAAAATTACCTCGTCAGTCAGGTAAGTCAACCACAATTATTGCCTATATTTTACACTATATCATGTTCAATCAGAGCATGAGTGTTGCTGTATTGGCAAATAAACAATCTACTGCAAGAGATATTTTATCTCGTCTAAAGTTAGCGTATGAATATCTTCCGCTGTGGCTCCAGCAAGGAATTGTAGAATGGAATAAAGGTAGCATTCAACTTGAGAATGGATCAAAGATTCTTGCCTCTTCCACGTCAGCATCTGCGGTTCGTGGTGGTTCATATAACATGATTTTCCTTGATGAGTTTGCTCACGTTCCTGTACATATCGCAGAAGAGTTCTTTAGTTCTGTTTATCCAACTATTACATCCGGACAAACAACCAAAGTTCTGATGGTATCAACTCCAAACGGGTTAAACATGTTTTATCACTTCTGGAGAGGAGCGACAAAGAAACAAGGTGAAGTGGGTAAAAATGAATATATTCCCATTGAGGTTCATTGGAGTAACGTTCCATTATACCCAAAAGGTCCTCTTCGAGACGAAAAATGGAAACAGAAACAGATTGCAAACACAAGTGAGCAGCAGTTTGAATCTGAATTCGAATGTGATTTTGTTGGTTCTACAAATACCTTAGTAAACAGCGCAAAGCTAAAGTGTTTATCGTGGATAAGTCCTGTAGAAAAAACAAACGACGGTTTGATGGTATACGAACAACCCAAAGAAGGTCATACGTATGTAATCACCGTTGATACTGCACGAGGGCAGGGTAAAGATTATAGTGCATTTATTGTTATAGACATCACAGATCCCCCATATAAAGTGGTTGCTAAGTTTAGAAATAATCTAATATCTCCCTTGGTATATCCGACAGCAATAAAGTCTGTAGCAGAAAAATACAATCAGGCATTTTGTCTTGTAGAAATCAATGATATCGGTCAACAAGTTGCGGATATTTTACATCGCGATCTAGAGTATGAGCATGTGTTAATGACAGTGTATAAAGGTAGATCTGGTCAACAAATATCTGGTGGATTTGGTGGAGGTAATACAAACCTTGGTGTTCGAACAACAACACCAGTGAAAAAGCTTGGTTGCTCTGTTCTTAAAAGTTTAGTTGAAAATGATAAATTAATAATTGAAGACGTAGATACAGTAAATGAAATGATAACATTCGTGGCAAAAGGTCAATCTTTTGAGGCAGATGAGGGACATAATGATGATTTAGCCATGTGTCTTGTTTTATTTGGTTGGTTGACAAGACAGGATTATTTCAAAAATCTGACAAATTTAGATATTAGAACAGATATTTACCATGAAGAAATGCAAAGAATAGAAGAAGAAATATTACCTTTTGGATATATAAGTACAGAAGATGATACAGAATCTTACATTGATGATAACGGGGATAAGTGGGAAAACCTCAATCCGTAGATGTTATTTTGTCTAAATACAATAGTATCATCGGAGAAACAAAATGCCCACAGATATCACTGTATCAGTAAATGATGAAAGATTTATAGTTCCTGCACAGGAAACTTCGAGTGATTTTGTCGCTGGTTTTTTAACTAAAGTAGCTTTAAATGAATTAGTACGCGCTTTAGGAAATACTGCCGAAAGACAACAAGGGTACTTAGTTGTACCTGACATATCAGACTGGTTTGCTAGACTAAATAACCCACTCGGTACTGATATGCTTACCGATGGACACGACACATATGCTGGTGGTCCAGATGCTGGAGCGCACACAGAAGACGGAAATTCCACAGGTTCAAAATTAGATGGAAACAATCCCAGATGGCCATTTGGTCCAACAGGTGCTTGGGAACGTGAGTGGTATGCGGTACATAACTACCTTAAGTATGGTGGTTCTGCCGTGGTTGCTGGAACTGGATCAGTACA